TGGAAGAGTAATAAGGATAAATATAACCATTTACCCAGTTATGTGGATAACAAATATGGTGTATGGGTTAGGAGTTTATCCAGCAATATGGAGAGTCAGGATGGTGGCCTTCTGAGTGACTTGCATAGTGCTGGTGCTAGAAGTCTTATACAGGATAATAATTCATTATTGAGTGTTGCTTCTAAGTTAATGGCTGGTAACAACAAACACGAATTACATGTGCAGTTGGACGAAATGCTCCAATATAAACAAGATCCACCGTATGTGCCTCAGAATAGCGCGACTAAGTATAAAGGTCTTAATTACGGTCCTGGTATAGATTGGAGTAGATATAAGGTCACATGAAAATAACTGTTGTTCCTGAAGGAAACTGGAAGGATTTAACAGATAAAGAGTTGGGTGGTAACAGGGGGGAGAACTCTGTATGTATATCTAGATATGGTGGATTTGGAGATGTTATCCAATGCTCATCCATGTATCCGTTGCTTAAAAAGCAGGGTAAAACGGTATGCGTAAATGTTACTGAAACTGGATTAGATCTTTTGAAGGAAGATCCCAATGTCGATGAATTACTAGTCCAGAACGATAAGCAGATACCTAATGATGAATTAGTGCCGTACTGGGATAAGATCAGTACGTTATTTTCTGACTTTGTTAATACGAATGGAACTGTAGAAGGGAATCTATTAGCAATCTCTGGTAAGAATGAAGAGTTTGATTGGTGTCACACCAAAAGGCATGCCGCATTAAATAAAAATTATTCAGAAGCATTGCATGACAAGGCATCTCTTCCGCATGTTTTTAAATCTAAGTTCTATCCAGATGCTATTGAAAAAAGATGGGTTACAAAACAGCGCAAGAAGATGCGCATTAAGTCTAATCATTTAGTCATTGTAGTTACATTATCTGGAAGTGCCGTACATAAGGCATATCCATATATGGACGCTGTTATGGCTAAGTTATTAATGATGTGGCCTAACGTAAAGCTGGTAACTATGGGTGATCATTTCTGCAAGTTACTCGAAGCAGGATGGGAGAATGAGAAAAGGGTTTATCTTAGAAGTGGGAAATGGTCTATACGACAATCGTTAGCATTTTCCCAACAAGCTGATATGGTAATTGGCCCTGAAACTGGAGTACTGAATGCATTGAGCATGGAACCAGTTCCAAAGATATGCCTATTGAGTCACTCGTCACATGAAAATTTAACAAAACATTGGATCAATAATATATCCCTAGAGCCAAATGTCGATTGTTTCCCATGCCATAAGATGCATATAAATGGATTTAAAACATGTCCTAGGGATGAGGAAACAGGCGCATCAATGTGTGCGGCGAGGATAGATCCACGAATCGTTATAGATTCCATAATAAAGCAAAGAGTTTCTTATAGGAAATCTGCATGAATTTTTTAACAATATGTCAAACGGTTAGACAGGAAGTCGGTGTATCTGGTACTGGCCCCACTACTGTAGTTAGTCAGGAAGGTCAGTTAAAGGTCATTGTTGACGCTGTAGCGGCGGCTTCTTTCCAAATACAGACCTTATGGCACGATTGGGATTTCCTGTGGAGCCAGTATTCCTCTACTACCAGTATAGGAACTCGCGCACCAGCCTTACAAAAACCCACAGATCTTAATGTCTGGGACAGGAATTCCTTTTATCTTGATTACACATCCAATACTAACTACCACTTAGAAGATTTGGATTATGTTTACTATCGGGATAACTACAGGCAAGGAGTTGCCACTAACTCCATACCTTCGTTTGTAATCATCCAACCAGATGAGAACATCATACTAGATCCCCCACCAGAAGCTGTATATACGATTACTGCTGATTATTGGAAGACTCCTACGGCATTAGCAGCCAATACTGATATCCCAGATATTCCATCTCAATACCATAGGGCAGTAGTTGCCAGGGCTAAAACAATGTGGGCCGAGCGTGAAGAAGCACCTGAGATCTTACTCTCAGCTTCTGCTGAATATCAGGATTTATTAGATAAATTGGAATCCCATTCCTTGTCTGGTCAGGAAGGAAGAAGACGTTCTGCTAAAACAACAATCAATTCAACTGTTGACGCAATAGTACCTGTATGACCAATATATATGCGGATCTAGTACAAAGGAGCAGCTTTCCGTCTACATCTATAAGGGCTAAATATTTCCCATTACAGGGGGGTGAGAACCTTACTGATGCCGCTCTTTCTATACAGCCAGGAAACCTTATCTTTGGCAAGAATTATGAGGTATACGCTGAAGGTGGTTATAGAAGAATAGATGGGTTTGAGAGGTTTGACGGCAGAACTAAACCATCCGAATCTGCTTACTATATTCTTGAGTTTAATGCTGGAACAACAGCAACTGTAGATACCAATATAATCACAGGGGCAACATCTAGTGCTACAGGGGAACTTATTGTTGATTCGGTAGTAGAAAGCGGCTCTTACGCTGGTAATGATGCTGTTGGTTACATGGTTGTAGCTTTATTGTCAGGAACTTTTGCAGTAGGCGAGAACATTCAGGTCAGTGCATCCACTGTAGCAGTTGTTAAATCTGTAGCAGTTGAGTCTGGTGCAGATACTGACGCTTTAGGTGAAACATATGCGCAAGCCGCAGAAGAACGTGCGCGAGGTGATATCACAATAGTACCTGGTTCTGGGAATATCCTAGGTGTATGGGTTTATAACGGAACTGTATACGCTATAAGAAATAACGCTGGTGGTACTGCTGCTGCGATGTATAAGTCATCCTCAACAGGATGGACATTAGTAGATCTAGGAAAATATATAAAATTTAATAACGGTGTTGCTACAGTCACAGAAGGTGACACTATTACAGGAACAATTTCTGGTGCTACTGGAGTTGTACGAAGGGAAATAGTGAGAACTGGTTCATTTGGCAGTTCTAATGCTACAGGACATTATATTCTTACGGGAGTATCAGGAACATTTCAAATTGGTGATGCGTTACAGGTTTCTGGATCTCCCAGGTCTGATGCTACTTCTGTTGTTGTTACTACAGCGTTAAGTCCAAGTGGTAGATACGAGTTTGTAAATTATAACTTTGGCGGTTCATCTACTACCAATAGGATGTATGGATGTGATGGAGTAAATACTGCCTTTGAGTTTGATGGTACGTATTGGGTTCCAATTTTTACTGGGATGACCACTGATACACCTACACATATAACAGCGCATAAGAAACATCTGTTCTTATCATTTGATAAAGGTTCAGTGCAGCATTCCAGCACTGGAACCCCATATACGTGGGCATTAACTACTGGTGCTAACGAAATCGGTACAGGTGATGAAGTTACTGGATTCCAAGTTCTACCTTCTGATGTATTAGCGATATTCAACAGAAATAGAACATACATGTTATATGGAACCAGTAATGCCGATTGGAATCTCCAGACATTCTCGAATGAAACTGGGGCTGTTGAATACACCATTCAGAGACTTTCTAATGTAATTTATCTGGATGACCGTGGCATAACAGATTTGAATGCCGTTCAGTCATTTGGAGATTTCGCTGCTGCCTCACTAAGTAAGAAAATAAAACCTGTCATTGATTCCAAGAAAGGTACGGCAATATCTTCAGTAAGAGTTAGATCTAAGGATCAATACAGAATATTCTTCAGCGATGGTAGTGGGCTTTATGGAACCTTTACTGGTGGTCGATTGTCAGGATTCATCAGAACTGATTTAGGAAAGGTTGTTAAAACAGTATGTTCTGTAGAAGATTCGAATGGTGATGAGGTTTTATTCTTTGGATCTACTGATGGTTATGTTTATCAGATGGATAAGGGTAACTCATTTGATGGTACTGCTATAGAAGCGATGCTTAGAACGTCGTATTACCATTACGATACGCCCACTAGGGATAAGAGATTTAGAAAGATTCATTTTGAATTAACAGCAGATTCAGATGTTAGTTTAAGTTTTACTCCAGATTATTCGTATGCTGATCCAGAAACCCCAGCACCACAATCAAAAACTCTTTCTATAGTTGGTGGTGGTGGTTATTGGAATATTAATAACTGGAATTTATTTAACTGGACAGCAGCAACTGTTTCTACATCAGAAGAAAATATAGACGGTATAGGAACAAATATGGGAATACTTATATTGTCTGAAGCAACTTATGAGAAGCCGCACATCGTACAGGGTGTGACGGTGCATTACTCGCCAAGGAGGACTCGCCGCTAATGGCTAACGATTATTATACAAGGCAAGGTTCCTATACCAAGGGTACACTCGCCAGAGGCGACGTTGTCAAAGGAGACTTCGATGCCCTTGTAACAGCATGGGATTCTGGTCAAACCAATCATAAACGCGCATT